GAGATACCGGAAGAGACAACTACTGTTGTTTGTAGGAAAGTGGTATGCCCCGGATATTACACGTGGCAGGTAAAAGAAAACGGAGAAGGAGAACAAAATGGATAAATTAGCACATTTAATGGTAGGTGTAATTGTAGGTATGATGGCAACGATGTGTACCGGCAGTATTCTGTTAGGAGTTGCTGTAGCATTGGCTCTTGGTCTTATCAAAGAACTCTTTGATTACGGAGATCCCGATGACGGACATTTCAACTTTTGGGATATGTTCCTGACTATGTTGGGAGGTTTGCTTGGTGCGGGGTTTGTGTTCTTATGTGATATGATAGGTCCGGTCAATGTATGAGATTAAAAAATATGCACGCTATGCGGTGCTTATGCTGGTCGCCCTTGGGTTCCTGACTGCTTGCACCTGTTGAAACAATGCACATTGATAGATCATGACAGGGTAACAAAGAAGTAACTCTGTTATGACAATTAAAAAAAATAGAAAAATCTTTATGGCAGGTAGCTCAATGATTAATAAAAAAGAAATACTGAGAACATTCAAAGCAGATTTAAAAGCAGCAGAAACATTAAGAAATGATCTGGATGTCAAAATACAAAAATGGAAAGATGAGTATGACGGTAAACCTTATGGTAATGAACAGAAAGGTAAATCGCAGATTGTATCAAGAGACATTAAAAGACAGAACGAATGGCAACATGCAAGCCTAATAGATCCGTTTGTCAGTTCATCTGATATTATCAAAGCTATTCCTGTCACATACGAAGATGTAGAAGCAGCAAAGCAGAACGAGTTGGTTCTCAATACCCAATTCTGTAGGAAGTTTAATAGATTTAACTTTATGACCAAAGCTATTAAAGTTTTAGGCAGAGAAGGTACGGCAGTTATTAAGACAAGCTGGGAATATGAAGACAAAGAAATCACTTCTGTGGTTCCGAATATTGTTGTTAATCCAATGACGGGACAGTTGATGGAATACGGAACCAAAGAGATTACGGAAATAGTAGTAACCAAGAACCAGCCAAATGCTGAAGTATGTAGAAATGAAGATATCTTTATTGACCCGACGTGTATGGATGATATGGATAAATGCCAGTTTGTCGTTCATAGATATGAAACTGATTACAGTACATTAAAAGCTGATGGCAGATACAAGAATCTTGAAAAGATTGTAAAAAGCAGTGCCGGTGATGCTCTCAATGATTCAGATTACGATTCAGAGGATGAAACCGAATTTACATTCACCGATGATCCGAGAAAGAAAATGATCGTATATGAATATTGGGGAAATTACGATATCAATAACGATGGTATTGTCGAGTCAATAGTCTGTGCATGGATTGGAAATGAAATCATAAGGCTTGAAAGCAATCCGTATCCAGACGATAAACCGCCATTTTTAATAGTACCTTTAAACAGTGTTCCATTCCAAATGCATGGTGAAGCAGATGCTGAATATATCAGTGATAATCAAAAAATCAAAACTGCTATCACAAGAGGCATTATTGATAATATGGCTCAATCAAACAATGCCCAAAAAGGTATCAAAAAGGGAGCATTGGACGCTATTAATAAACGCAGGTTCCTAAGCGGGCAGAACTTTGAATTTAATGGAACCAAGGGAGACTTTTTCGATGGCTCATATAACCAAATACCAGGTTCTGCCTTTGATATGCTCGCTTTGCAAAATAATGAAATAGAAAGTATTACCGCTACAAAATCATTTAGTGGCGGTATTTCAGGCAATAGCCTTGGGGCAACAGCAACAGGGGTTAGAGGGGCTTTAGATGCTACATCAACCAGAAGGCTTAATGTGGTAAGAAATATTGCTGAGAACCTTATTAAGCCGCTTATGCGGAAGTGGATGAGCTATAACAGTAAATTTCTTGAAGAGGAAGAAGTGGTAAGGATAACCAATAGCGAATTTGTTACTGTCAAAAGAGATGATCTCGATGGTAGAATAGATATTGATATTGAAGTATCAACCGCTGAAGACAATGCGGCAAAAGCACAGGAGCTGTCATTCATGTTGCAGACAGGGCAGCAAACAATGAACCCGGAAGAAGTAAGAATTATCAGAGCGGAAATAGCAAGATTGCAAAAAATGCCTTATCTCGCTAAAAAGATAGAAGAGTTCCGGCCAGAACCAGATCCATTAGCAATTAAAAAAGCTGAACTGGAAATCGCACTGCTTGAAGCAAAAGTAATGAATGAAAGAGCTAAGGGACGTGAAAACGAAGTAGATGTTGGTCTCAAGAAAGCAAAAACTGCAAGCGAACTGGCAAAAACAAGAAACATTAACAGCCAGTCAGACAAACAGGATCTTGAGTTCCTTAGAGAGGAAAGCGGTGCGGCAAAAAAAGAAAAAATGCAAGAGAAATACTTGGATCACAAATCAAAAGCAGAACTTGAGACCATAAAACAGGAAAACAATAAGCTATAATTAGGAAATTGTTTTATAGACCAATCACATGAAGTCTCTAAAAGCTTAATTTTAAATCAACAATGAAGGATTCGCAATGAACAACCAACCCACTGAATTAGAGTTAACAGACGTTAGTTATTGGGCAAAAAAACTTGATGTACTGGAAAGGCTTGAAAAAAATCCTGACTTTAAAGAAATAATTCTTGATGGTTATATGAAGGAAAAAGCATTAGACAGCGTTAGCCTGTTGGCAGAACCAAGCACCAAAACACAAGGCAGAAGACCTGATGTGATGGAAGATCTTGTTGCTATTAGCAATTTGCAATATTTCCTATTTATGATTCATCAACTTGGAGAAGGTGCAAGACAGGATATGCTTGATGAAGACGAACTGAACAGAGAAGAGGTCTAATCATGGAAGAAAACAGCTTTGAATTAGAAGAAGAAAAGATTTTCAATCAGGATGAAGACCCAAGTTTTGCTGAGCTGAGAGCTTCCATTGAAGAAAGCAGCAAAGAAGATATAGAACAACCCGATGAAGATAATTCCAGGGATTCTGATATTGATACCGATGATGTTGGCACTGGTGAGGAGTCTGAAGGACAAGAAGAAATCAGTAATGATCAAGCTTCTGAAAAAGATGAAACACAGGACGTTGATACAGCGGATAAAGTGGAGAAATACAAGATTAAAGCTAATGGTATGGACTTTGAGTTTACTACCGATGAGCTTGTGGCTCTGGCTCCAAAGGCAATGGATTACACCAAGAAGATGCAAGAACTGTCTCCATGGAGAAAATCTATTTCAGCCTTGAAAGAAGCAGGACTGACACAAGAAGATTTAAATCTTGCGATTGATGTGCTTAAAGGAGATAAAGCAGCTATCAAAGAAGTAGCCAAACGTAACGAGTTGGATCTTGATACATTGGCTTTTGATGAGGATGAACAAGCTGCTTATATCCCTACTCAATACGGGAAAGATGACAGCCAACTGGCTATTGAAGAAATAGTTAGCCAGATTAGCGGAGACCCGGAATATGCAATTACCAGACAGGTAGTCGATGGACAATGGGACGGCAAATCAAGAGAAATTCTTGCTGCAAAACCTGAAATGATATCGGCATTGCATAATGACATTAAAAGTGGTGTCTATGATGCAGTATCACCTATGGCATTCAAGCTAAAGGTTTTAGATGGTGGAAGCAAATCTGATTTAGAGTATTACATAAAGGCTGGCGAGCAGTATTATGCAGGACTTGAACAGAATAATCTGAAGAATAAAGCAGAAGAAGTTAATGCCATCGAAAATAACAATGCCAAACAAGCTGATGCTGCAAAGACACGAAAAGCAGCTGGCACTACTAAAAACAGTGCAGGAAAGAAAGACATTATTGACTACTTGGATGATGATGATGAAAAATTTGACGAGTGGTATAAAAATGTCACAAAGAATTTTTAAGGAATAAATCATGGCAACAAATTTTTACGGAGACGGAACCAACAGTTCAGCAGGTCCAAATACTATTATACATTATTACAACAAAGCAGGTGTAAAAGCTGCCAACGAGGTTAATGTATACGGTCAATGGGCAGATAGAGAATCAATGCCTCTAAAGATGGGTAAAACATATAAAATCTCGAAATGGCTACATATCTATGACAGAGAACTAACCGATCCTGATTTTGCAGAAAAAGGTTATTTGACTGCTCGTTCAGTTGAAGATGTATCTAATGGATTGGCAAGTGATGCTGCTCTTTCAGAAGGTGCAGGAGCTGTCAATAAACGCAGCATCAAGAAAATCACTATGGAAACATCTTTTGCAAGATATGGTGAGATGATTGATTATACGGATGAAGTAGAGATGTTTTCTGAAGATGCCATTCAGGTAAGATACAGAGAAGAACTTGGAAGGTTGGCTAACCGTAGACAGGAAGATTTGATTCAACTTGATATGCTCGGAACGACCAACATTATTTACACTGGTACAGCTACTTCTATGATAACACTTGGAGAAGGTGTAGCGGCTGATGGTTCTACTGACAGTCTGTTTATGGTAGATTATGACTACATTCGAAAAGCCTCACGTAGACTGGTTAGAAACAGAGCTGTTAAAAATACTTCAGTTGTAACTGGTTCTACAAAAATTGATACAAGAACAATCAATAAAGCTTTCTATGCGATTATCGGTCCAGAAATCAAATTTGACCTTGAATCACTTACAAGAGGTGCCGGAAGTGCTGAAGAGTTTGCTTACATTCCTGCTTATAAATATGCAGCAGCGGCAAATCTTGCAGAAGGTGAAGTAGGAGCAATGCATGATGTTAGATTTATTGAATCTGAATCTGCATTGGTATATGCGGGAGAAGGTGCAGTACCACCACAAAACTATGTTGGTAATCTGAGCATCACAGGTGCTACAGACCTGACATCGCCTACAGACACAGACAGAGGTAAATTTGATGTATTCCCTCTACTGTTCCCGACAAAGGGTTCATTCGGTACTGTAGGGCTCAAAGGGCACGGAAAGATTAAATTCAATGCACAGTCTCCATCGAAAGTAGAACTTGGCAACCCTTATGGAACACAGGGATTCTTCTCATACAACTTCTGGTATGCAGGAATCATCCTACAGGAAGAAAAGCTGCTTAAAGGTCTTGCTTGTGCAACTGCATAAAGCACAAACAAATCATAAGTAGAGAGGGGTTCCCTCTCTGCACTATGCAATTAAATAACCTAACAAGGATTTAAACAATGAAAAATAAAACAATAGAAGAACTAAAAGCAGAGGCAGCAAGCCTTGGTATCAAATTTGGTCCAAAGATCGGAGCAGAATCTTTATCAGAACGTATTGAGGATTTTTACAATAATAAGGCTGTTGCCGATATCGTTAAAGAAAAAGTCGAGGATACTGCAAATGAACCCGAAGAAAATATTGAGAAAAAAACACCCGATTTAGCTGCAAACAGCAGAGAAGCGATTGCAAAAGCAAGACAAGCTGCTATGAAGACAAGAGTAGTACGAATCACCTCTAACGATAAAAGAGACAATGATGTAGCTACTGTAGCATATCTCGGATTTGAAAACCAATATTTTGGTATCAGTAAGCTTGTTCCACTTGATGTTCCTCTTGAATTGGAGCAGGCTCTTATTGATATTGCCAAAACAACAAAGATCACATTACACAAGGATGAGATAATTGATGGCAAAAGAACCGGTAACAAAATCCCTGTCAGTGTAAAAAAACTAAATGTTTCTTACGAAGATGTTGAATAGTAGATAGTGCCTTCATTCCGAAGGTACTACTGTGCTATACCAATTTAAAGGAAATCGCAATGGCAACAGTTATTGATATTGATGAATTGACTAATGGTGACATAGTTAATAAAGAATGGCAAGGTACCGGTGTATTTGATGTTTTGATTGATGCCGTAAACAAGAACATAGATACCCAATATCTTAACGGGAGAATCAAGGGTGCTGAGTATGCAAAGGTGTATCTTGGCTCTATACAGAGTGTTATTAGTGAATCAATCAGATACTTGCTTGATTCTAAAAAGACAGAAGTAAATATTGATGCTACTTTGGCTGATATCGAATTAAAAAGAGCAGAACTTGAATCAAGAAAAAATACAACCGAGGCAGAACTTGAAAAGCAGTGGGGGTATGATGTAACGAGAGATGCCGAAAACAATCTTGTACTTGGCCAGTCTACAGGCGATGGATTAATTGACGGACAGATTCAAAAAATTGATTCTGATATTTTAATTGATGAAGAAGACATTAAAATAAAAAGAGCCAAGGCTGACAAGGATTATGCGGAGATGCTTGCCTCTATCGATAAAGAGTATGGTATGTATTATGAGCTTGATTCAGATGGTAATATTATCAGAAGCTCTCTTATCAGTGACGGCGGAGGTAAGATTGATGCAGAATTGCTATTGATACAGAAAGAAGAGGCACTGAAGGCACAACAGATATTGTCTGAAACAGAGAACACAGAGCTTATTAAAGAAAAAACAGAATCAGAAGCAATGATGAACATGGCTGACGGTATGTTACAGGCTCAGATAGAAAAAATGCAAGCAGATATTCTTATTGCAAATGAAGATATCCTCATTAAAAAAGCAAAATCAGACAAAGAATATGTTGAAATGTTGGCTAAAGTTGATAAAGAATACGGATTTAGCTATCAGCTCGATGATGATGGCAATATTATCCGGGATACACTTACAGATACGGCTGACGGGAAAATGGACTATGAATCTCTAATGACCCAGGCACAAAGCGAGCTAGTTGGACAACAAAAGCTAACAGAAGAAAAAAACACTGAACTCGTTCAGGAAAAAGTTGAAACAGAAAACAAACACAATGAAATTGACGGCTTGATTGATAAACAAATAGAAAAAATAGATGCAGATATCCTATTGAGCCAAGAAGAGATTGACCTGAAGAAAACAGAAGCTGATATGAAATATGCGGAAATGCTGTCGATTGTAGACAAAGAATATGGTATGTATTATGAAAAAGATGCCGAAGGTAACATTATCAGAAGCTCAATCATCGATGATGGTGGCGGTAAAATTGATATGGAAGTAGATGTACTCGCTGCCGATAAAGCATTAAAAGAAGATGCTCTGTTAACGGAACAGGCTAAAAGAGACGAAATTATACTGGCGAGAAAAAGAGAATTGCTTGAGTTGAGATTGAAAGTATTCGAATCACTATACAGCTCAAAAGTAATCGATAATATGCCTGGAATTGTTGATGATTCAGATCCAAGCACAATAGACTCACTCTATGCTGAGGTTCATACGGGTGATATTAGTTAAAGGATAGTTAATGAATATACCTATAGGAGTTGATTATATTTTTACTATCCAGGTTCTTACCAAGGAATCTTTTGAAGTGATGGATGTGACTGGATATACAGGTACTTTCACCGTATACAGGAGAGAAGATAACAGCAACACACCGATAGAAGATGTCAGCGTGGTTCCAGTCGCAGGACAGGAAACTAACGGTAAAATGACATGCACTGTTCCTGCATCATTAACGGATGGAATGACAATTCCTCCGGAAGATATTGGAGACCCTGCTGACAGTTATTACATCAAATCAAGGCATGAAGGTTTTATCCATATAACAAAGCCAGGGGAAGAAGATATAAATGTAAAAGTACCAAGAGTGCGATTTATTAATACAGGATAGAAATATGGCACAAATAGAACCAGGCGAATATGAAATATTTCCGGTCGTAGACAACAACTTCGTTATATCAAGTAGTGATATCTTTGATTTTAATAATGGTAATGCAATCCCTGACTGGCTGATTACAGCCATTACATATCAAACAGATATTACTATAGACCCTGTACGGGTAGACTTGAATGAGCTTGATATTTATGTTAAAAATATGGAATCAGGATTCAATACTGATATTTTTAACCTTGACACTGCAATACAAAATGAGCATGACTACACCAATACTGTTAAATCCGAACTGGAAGGCAGTATTGCAATCAACAGTAATGAAATCAACACAAAAACAACATTGACAGAAGCAGAATCATCAATTAGAACACTGGTTGGTGCAAAATTTCTTGCTGAAAATGACGATCAGGCAGAAGCCTGGGTTCAGAATACTGTTGATGTGTATGCAATAGCCAATCTTGCCACTGCTGAAGAAATAGATATTCTTCAGGTCACACTCAACGAACACTCAACATCTATAGCAAGCCTTGATACCGTAGTAACAAGAAAGAGAGGGGTTTTCTACTCACCGGCTGCTACTGTCCCAACTGCCGGCGGTATTGGAGACTTATGGATTGTAACAGATGAATACTATACCCCGACAAATGGTGAGGAACCAAAAAATAAAGTAAAAAGATGGAACGGGACATCATGGATTTTAATAGACCCGGAAAAAGACGTAGATATAAGCTATGCATGGGCAGCCAAATCAAGTAAACTTATTTATGGACCCAATGGAGAAATAACAGGTTGGGAGATGTCGGATGGAAGTGAAGTACAATCTGCATTTGCCGTTCATGCAGACAAGTTTGAAGTAAGATCTTCTGACGGACAATATGTTCCGTTTACCATTAACACCGGGGCAGGTGGTTCTGTGCTTAACTTTAATGGTATTATTAACGTAAACAACAATTTTGCCGATGACGAGTATGTAAGTGTATGGTTAGGTAATTTTGCAACATATGATGATCTAAATGATCAGTTTCCGACTGCAAGGACTGGAACAACAGCAACCGTAACAGGCTCAGGAATGTTTTTGTTTAACAACGGTTCTTGGGAAGCACAGGGTTCTCTTGATTCTGGTTCACAGGCAGCTTTTAAATCTATTATATTTAAAAGAGATTCTACACTGCCTGCCACACCAACAGGCGGGGATTATAACTCCCCTCTTCCTGACCCACTTGACGGATGGAGTGACGGAGTTCCTCCAGGAACAGGTGATATTTATATGTCAACAAGAATATTTACCAATGACGGAAACCCACCACAGCAGACAGAATGGACTGCACCTTCCCTTTCCTCCTCATCCGGAACCAACACGAAGATGCAATATTCTCAAGACGGAAGTGATGGTTCATGGCATGATGATGCAAATATAGATGATGAATATATGAGATCATGTACGTCATCGGATGGAGTAACATGGGACTGTAATAACCCTGTTAGAATTAAAGGTGAGAACGGTGTAGGAATTATATGGCTTGGTAATTTTGATACTGCACCTGATAATCCGGAAATAAACTGGGCATATTATGATACGACATTAAAAGTGTCAAGAATATGGGATGGTAGTGCGTGGTCTGTGATGACGGTTGATGGAGAGGACGGTTATTTTCTCTCTGTCGTATATCACAGCAACCCTGTTGACGATGTACCGGATACGCCAACATCTATTGATGGTACAGATAATGGCTGGTATCTGATTCCAGGATCAGACACAAACTGGATGTCTCAGAAAATTGATGACGGAACCACAAACGGATGGAGAGAGCCAATACTTGTAACAGGTAAAGACGGAAGACCTGGTAATGGGCTCTATATTGAATTTGCATATTCATTGGAATCATCTACTCCAACCGGCGGTTCTTTTGACGGTACTACTTTTGATCATAGCTCTATGACACCTGGAACATGGTATGACAATCCAGGCAATATAAGTGGCAGACCAATCTATATGAGTAAATCTACTTGGGTAGAAAGTGGTGGAAGCTGGCAAATTCAAAATGGATGGTCTGTTCCTGCAAGATGGGATGGGGAATCCGGACTTGATGCCATTATGGTTAAATTAACAAACGAAGTACATATGTTCCCTTCTGTGAAAACAGACAATGGGAAACAGGTTACAACCTATGCATTATCAGGAACAGATATATTAGTAAAAGAAGGTGCTTCTGATTTAGTCTATGATGGTGTCGGAACAAGTAATGGGACATGGAAGCTCACAGTAACAGAAGAGATCAATATTGCAGCAAACCCAACAATCACAGATGAAGGCACTTATGCTTCAATAGGGGATGCTTCATCTATGTCTGAAGCAGAAGATACCGCTGAAATTAAATATAGGATTGACGGTGTTGCAACCAGAGGTGAATCATTTACATTGTATACATCTCAGACTTTTACCAAGATAGCAGAAGGTAAAGATCTTGAGTTGACATATCTTGAAGTAAGCCCACAATTTATCAAGCAACTGGATACCGGTGACTTTTATCCGACTACATCCAACATCAGTGCAATGACAATTACAGGGAACAACACCCCTGTATATGCAACAGATAAAACTATTGAATTTTATATCAATGGCTCTCTTACGCCGGATGAGACCACAACAGATACAAGTGAATACGTCTATGCAATCAAAAGCAGCACAGATTACGTTGATATCATATTAAAAGAAACATCAACCGGAACAGTATTAGATAGATCAAGTATTGGTGTTACGGCTGATGGAGAGAAAGGTGCTGATGGAAATGACGGGTTGGATGGAGCGGATGGACAACCTGGTTCTGATGGAATAAATGCCAAAGCAGTAAAACTACTTGCTGATTCTTTAACAGTTAAATATAACTATTCCGGTACAGATCCGTCACCGACATCAATTCAATTTGTAGCTTCCCAGCAAAACATTTCAAATGCCTACTATACATTCTATAAAAATGGTTCAGTTGTCAGAGCCAGAGGGCAAGATGCAATATATACCTACACGGTAGACGATAATATATTTGATACTTACACCTTTGAAGTAGAAGCACACGAAGGAGATACCGCCGTAGTATCAGCAGAAGACAGTGTTACGATTACCGGGCTTGCAGATGGAGCAGATACATGTAATGTGATATTGAGCAATGAAGCAGTAACTTTCTCCGCTAATGAACAAGGGGTTGTAAGCAATTATAGTGAAGGAGCTGTTGATATTGTTGCTTATCAGGGCATAAATCAATTAATTGCAGATTTAGATTCACCATACACAAACAGTTCATTCCATATTGATATCAATGCAACAGATATTACAGCCGGAAATATTACAGCAAACGGCAATATAATCAGCATTTCAGAACCATCCAATATGCTTGGGCTTCAGGCTAAGATTGATATTACTATCTATATTGTAGACAAAGATGGGACGAATGTAGTGTTTCAAAAAACACAAACATTCAGTAAATCGATTAAAGGGTTAAAGGGAGACACTGGACAAGATGGT